GCTCTCCCACCATAATATGGAGAATTTTCATTACTACTCCCTAACCAATTTAATACTTGAGAAGATCCGGTTGAATATAAAGTGTATGGGGGTAAAGCATTTGCTTTAGGCCAAGCATAAGAACTTGACTCATAGTATAAATAATACTCGTACCCATCAAAATTTTTAATTAAATCATCAATTTTGTGTTGTAATAAAGCTTTACTTTCAGACACATAAAATGATGAAGAAGTAGAACCTGTAATAGCAAAGTTTGTATTTACTAATTCACTTGTATAATCTTCAATTAAAGAAATTTTATGGTAAAAATTTAATAATCTTTGCTCAGCTGAACTAAAGTGAACATAGTCTGAAAAATCAGTATAATCAACACTAATTTCTATTCCCTTTTCATAAAGTAAATTACTTACCTGTTGATAAGAACTTGTTAAATTAGATGCTATTAATTCGGAATAAGTTTTTAATTCTGTTGAATTATTAATCTCACTCTTAAGTTGAATGTTTGTATTTGGGCCCTTTAAAAATGAAATTTCTTCTTTTTTAGGGGCTAATTCTCTAACTAAATTTACATTGTATGCTACTGGGTCTGAATCTTTAGTTGCTATCCAACAAGTAGTTTTAGTTGTAAATTGAGAAGGAAGAGGTTCATATAATTTGATAAGAACATCACCACTACCCTCTAATTGAGTATTGATAGCTATTAGTATCTTATTTTCACCAAAATTAATATAAAACTCATTAAAATAATCTGCTCCTTCTAAACCAGCTTTAAATTGAGCAAACTCATCAGCAGTAAATAATACTGTGTTACTACTTAAACGTAATTCAGTTCTATCTGAAGAGATTTCTTTAATATAGAATCTGTTATAAGAATTACTGTTTAACTGCGATGTAAGTATGTTATAAACAACTTGATATGTTCCTACATTATATCCTCTGTCTACAAGATCTTTTTCGGGATCTAAATTAAGAGTAGAATACCCACCTAAATTTGTGATAGAAGGGTCTTGAGTAATAGAATAACCTGAAGATGTGTAAGTACTTGAAAGTAATTGCCCGTTAGCATCATAGATGAATAATTCTAAAGATCCTGATTCAGGGTTAAACAAGGAAGTAACTTCAAAATTAGGGACAATATCGTAATCCTCAAATGTATAATCTTGGATTGCTAATTTGTCTGGGTTGATTTGTGTAATTGTTGTCATCTATTATATACCTTGTTGTAAATCACCTTTAACTTGTTTTGCTATAGATTGAGCACTAACTGTTTTATTGGGTTGAGCAGGTTGAGCTGCTTCTAATTGTAAATCAAATATTTGTTGTTGAAAATCTAAATTTTCTTGTCTAAGTGAAGCAATTTCTTCTAATAAAGCTTGTATTTCTTCGTTAGTTTGATCAAAAGCAATGTATTCTCCACTACGTTGTACTAAATATTGATGGGAATTTGTTTCACCTTCCTTAGGAATTTCATAAAACAAATTTTCATATTGTATAAAAAAATCTTCAACAGTAAAGGCCGGAACCACATCCGTAGGAGGTGGAACTAATTGTTTAAAAGAAGTATCTACTGTTTTAAGAAAATCCTCCTTTTTAAAAACATTTTTATTTAAATTAATTCTTTCAGCCATTACCCGTTAACTACTTTAAAGTAATATTTGTTGTCAAAAATATAATTAGCACCTGCAATACTACTTGAAACTAAAAGCTTATAATATCTTTCAGGTTCTAAACCATTCATCCAAACATCAAAATAGTTTGAAGTTGAATCAGAGCTAATTTTTGTGTATGAGGGATCGAAGTTAATAACATATTCGTTGGTATCCAAGTCTTGTATAGCCCAAGTTGAACCTTCTGGTAAAGTATAGTTTGTAGTGTATACTGAAGATGTTTGCCAAACTCGTACTGGATATTCAGGGCGGGCATAAATTCTAAATCTATTTTTAGCTCCTGGATAAAATGTTCCTGGGTTTTCTGCTACTTCAACATATGGTTGAGTAGTAGATAATAAATCCATTGAACCCGTATTCCAACTAAAATCATCCCATCTAAATTCTAAATGAGGAGGATATATAGTAGAAGTATCAATTGAAAAATATTTTAATTCAGGTTGAATTTCTTTAGTTTTTTGGAATTCTGAACCTGAAGAAAGTTTAACTAAGAATCCATAATTGGCAATATCATTGTAAGCTGAACCACTACCAATCCAATGGTAAACCATTTGAGTTACATCTGAGGTAACATCTAAATCACTTCTATAGTTAAAAGTTACTGATGATGAATATGCCCAAGATGAGGAAACACTTCCTGTTACCCAAGATCCTCCACCAGCAATTGATGAGCTAGAATAATATGAACCTGTAAAACTTACGTTATAACCACCAATAGTATCAGTCCATGGACCTGCTGTGTTAAACCATTGACCCGAACCTGAATATTGGGTATTTGCCCAACAAGCACCATTTATGGTAATAGGATCATCTAAATAAAGACCAGTACCCATTGCCCAATCTTTAGCAGTTAAATGAATGTCAATAGTAGTATTAGTTCTTAAACCTGTTGCTTGAGATGAAAACAATCTCAAATATGCCTTCCAATCAACACCACTATTATCCCCAATAAGATTATTAGCAACATCTAACATCTCACTAGTATTAAATTGAATTAAAAAGCGAGATACTTGAGGGTTAGGATCAGATGGAGAGAAGGCAGTGGCTGTTGATTCAATCTGTGAATCAAGCCCTGTATTCATCAATGGAAACATTGAGTACAGCGTAGTATCCTTTTCGGGAAATAATTTAAATACTGCCATTTTATTTATATAAGTCTTTTAATCTACTTGAATCTAACCCACTTAAACTATCTGTATAGGTTTTTTTAGGGGTATAGGGTTGAGTTGTTGGAAATGTTTTTACTTCGTTTCCGATTTTAGTTGTGTAAGAATTATTAATAGTATCTCCATACTCAACATCAAATTGCGTAAATTGTAATTTATTCTTTAAACCAATAGGATTATTTAAAGGTTCTGTAGGTAATAATTGTTCTTGAGGTTGAATAGGCATAATGTTCTATTTATAATAAATATTCTTTTTAGTAAGATACTACACGTCCCTTAACATCTTGATTGGGATATTTTAATTCAAAAATAGAAGGATCAAGTGAAGGATAAATTACTCCATCAATTGTAGCTCCTTCGATATCATATCCAAAAGCAGAATACCCATCAGCTGTGCCTGCTTTATTAGTAACTTTAATACTTTTAACAGTTTGAACACCTACTACTTTGTCTAAAAGAATATATAAATCTCTCATAATAATAGGTTGATTCATTTACCATGAATTTATATTAAAGAAAGTTTGAATTGCATTTATACAACTAACAATAACTTCATTACTATTGTAATTAGGTAAAACAATTATATCAAAATCAACTCCTATGTTAATAATATACCCATTTTTAATATCCACAGCATCATTAATCATACGATATTGAGATAAATAGGTTTTTAAGTTATTTTTAAGAGCTAATGAAGGTGTTTGCAATTGTTTTTGATTATTGTAAGATAAACAATACAAATCTAAAGATGCTAATTTTTCTGCATCGGAGGTATCAGATGCTAATTTTTGAGCTATGTAAACTTTAGCTAATGAACCATATTTAGAAGGAAGACTTAATGCTCTTACTAAATAATCTTGTTCAGTTACAGTTCTTAATTGACTCGCGAATTGAGCCATCGAATTTTGACGGATTTCTTCTGTGGTGTCACCATCACTACCACCATCAGCAGCTGCTAAATTATTAACAGCAATTGAATCAAACATAGTTTGTGCTAATGTAGCATCTAAATTAACATTAACAAATGATGGGTTTGTAATAAATGTATTAATAGTATTACTTTGAACATTAGCTCCAACACCCCCACCAGTTAAATATCTAATACTTAAGGTTGTGTTTGATGGAGCAATACCATAGCTATCTGTAAAAATAAAGTTTGTAGGAGAGAAAGCTGTAGTTAATTTATTTTGTTCAAAAGGAAGTCCCATACCAACATTATCAGGGTTTGGAACAATAGTTTCATCATTATTAGAAACTACACCCGAACCAAATTGAAGTTGAATGTTACCATCTCCAGTCAAACGAGTTACAAATCTTCTATCAGCTTGTTTTAATTTAAGTAAATAAGGAGTATCTGAAGAATCTGAGGAGAAATTTGGGTCATTAGTGTTAGTATTTTTGATAGAATCAAATACAACATCTTGAGCCAAATAATCTACTTCGTACCACACATTACCATCAGAATCCGTAACATCTAAAATTCCAATAAAATCTACAGCTGAAATGTTTACTGTTGGGAATTGTTGAGGAGAACCAAAAGTAGCAGAGGTTGAATTAACCGTAGCTGAAACTGCTTGTCTTTTTTTAGTTAAAAGATATCTTGTTGGTTGTTTTGTAGTACTATCTATTTGATAAACACTTACTTGAGTAGGGTCTAAAGAACTTGAATATGAAAAATCGATTTCATCTCCTACTAAAAATTGTGTTTGAGCACCAAAATTTGTTCTTACTCTAGTATTTGATGGGAATTTTAAACAGTAATTAAAATCCGGAATAGTAATACTAGAAGATACAATTGCTGGGACTTGCTGGTAAAATGTCAATTCTACAGTTGCGGCTGTAGTGACTTTAGGTCTATATCCCAACATGTAAGCTAAACTATATAAATTTTGAGTTTGTTTAGCATATTGTAAAAAGTTTTCTTGAACTTGATTATCAAGATAAAAAGATAAAACATCACCTACATAGGAAGCCATTTCAATAAACATTGTCCCCGGTGAAGATGGACTAAAGTCTGTTGCGGTGTTTGGGTAATAAGTTTTTGCAAAGTCTATTAATTGTTGTTTAAATACTGCAAAATCCTTATTTAAATAAGATATATTTTTATTTTCAGCCATTATTGAAATGTTAAATTAAGTTGATCCTGGATTCCGAAAGGATTAATATTGTATTTTATTATTACTTGAATAGTATTATAATCTTCACTAGTTAATAATTGTAAGTCTTGCAATGCTACTGCGGGGAAATTTGTTTCTAATTCGGTTTTTACTCGATCATATAACAAATCATTATTGGGAGTTGTTATTTGTTCAAATACAAAATCTCTCATATTAGCCCCAAAATTAGGCTGTAATGGTCTTTCACCTTTATAAGTTAAAAAATAATTAATTAAATTAGATTTTATCTGATCTGCAGTAGAATAATTTTGATTGAACACAGCATCTCCCCCTCCAGTAAAGTTGATTGAAACTCCAACGGCTGTACCTGCTTGTAAATCTACAGGAAATTGACTAGGGATTTGTTGTGGCATTATTTACTATTTAAAAGTCCCATAATTTGATCCATACTAACATTTCCATCAGGTAATGTTCCATTTGCAGGATCGAATTGGCCTTTTGGTCTGAAAGTTTCGGCGTCTCTAGAAGTAAAACTTAAAGCAGTTTCATTCATCACGTCCATATATGCTTTTTTGGCATCAATTGAGGGTGTTGATGATAATTGTGGAGTGGGCATAGCAACGTGTTCTGTAACTACCTGTTTTGGAGAACGTACAGCTTCAAGAAGAATATCTTTTAATTCCTCTTGTATAGCAGCCCTAACTTCTTCTCTAATTACTTTTCTTAGTTCTGTTAATTTCATGCTATTTTTAGTTATAAATATAAATTAAATATGAGTTTTTTATTGTTTTATCCATTTATCTTGTGACTCATTCCACTTATAAATGTCGTTAAGATACCCACCACCTGTAAAGGTTCTAGTTTCACCATCAAATTCTCCTGTGAATCCAAAAGGGGAAAGATCAGGTGTAGAAGTTGTTGGAGATGGGACTGTATTTGTATTGCTAGGTGGAATTAAAGCTCCTATAAGATTTGTGGGTGGTGGTGAACTTATAGCAGTTAATGCTCCTTCTTTCCAACCACTTATCCAGGCATCATATTGAAGTTTATTAGATGAAGGATATGGGTTTTGGTTTACGGGTTTACTAGATAATCCTGCTTTTTTACCAGAATCATAAGCTTCTCGTACACGTTTTTCCTGTTCAGCTAATGCTTTTTTTCTTGCTAACTCAGCCTGTCTTTCAGCTTCTAAACGAATAGCTTCAGCAGCAGCCGCTTCATCAGCTGCCCTAAGAGCTAATTTATTAAGTTTATCAATTTGAAATTTAACACCATCTACTAATACCTGAGTTGAAGCACTATAAGACCAAGGTCCTACAATTTGTTCTCCAGCTTTATTTGTAGCTATTGCTCGTCTTTCAGGGAATGAAAATTTATTACCTGAATTGGTATCTAATATAATAGTGTAATCTTTGTAAACGTAAGGGTTAATAGAGTTAGGTGATAATCTATCTTCTAGAGTTTCACCTGGTTGAGTGCCATCTCCAGTAGTTGGGGTAGATTTTAAATCAATACCTAAACTAGTAAAATAAGCTTCTTTTTCCTCATCAGTCATACCCATTGTTTGTGCTTCCAAACATTTGGCTAAGGATTTATCTAATTGTGAAAGTTTATCTTGAATCTTAGCTATATCGGTTGTAATTGTTTTAAGAGCAGGGGCTACTTGACCTACAGTAGCTTTTCCACTTTTAAGAATATCTCCTAATTTATCTAAAGCAGATGAAAACCCATTAATCACATTTAAAGGAATACCTATCCCAGGGGGTATAGAAGTTGGTAATGGTAAAGCTTTAATAATGTTAACAGCTATATCTACTCCTGTGATTACCCCGTTAATTGTGGTTGAGGTATCAGTTAACGTAGTTAAAGCTCCTTGAGTTTGAGTTAAAGCTTGAGATAGTTGGTTTTTTTGCTTTATAATCTTATCTAATTCGGGTTTTGAAGGACAGGAATTTGCAAATTGAGCCAGTAAAGGATCAATTGCAATCTCAAAATTAACAACAGATTTAGTTGCTTTTTTGATTAAACCCGATATAATTACTTCAAATCCCATTAAATTGTTTTATTTTGTTTAGAGAGTAAACTTTTAAGTTGATTTTTATACAAATTCAATTTAGTAGCAGATCTTACACCAGCATTAATAGCTCCAGGTTCAGGCGCTGCACCACCAACAACAGGTTTACTTGCAAAGGAAGCAAGAGCGTTTGAAACCGAAACCATTTCATCTAATATTTTACCTAGTAAATCTACTGTTTTATCACCTAACATTAAGGATTCAGTAGCATCTTTGGACCCCAATTTAATACTGTCTGCGCCTACAATGTGCTCTTTAGTGTCTATATTGACGCTATCTACCGAACTCAATGAAATCGATTTAGCAGAAGAAAGCATTATATGATCCGTTTTACTATTAATTATAACGCGATCTGAATTGATTATAATTTGGGAACCTGCATATTCACTGGGTTTGGTTGGAGGTGAAGAGTATGAGTTATATAAAGAACTTGCTGCTTCTAATGGGATTTGTTGTGTTGAAGTCATCCAAATAGAAGAAATATCTTTATTAATATCTTCTATAACAGGAATCCAACCTTCATCTCCATTATTAGGATCTTCACCATTTCTTATAAGTGTAATAGGTGAACCATTATCACCAGTTTGAGACCAATTTGTTTTACCATTTACCGTAGAACCAAAACGGATTGAATTTCCAAATCTACCTTCATAGATAATATCACCTTCAAAAGGTAATAAAGGATTAACATTTGCTTTTTCTTTAAATGTTGAACCTAAATTAATTTCAGTTCCTCCATCTGTTACTCTTCTAACACTTCCAGCTTGGGTTTGTTGGTAATCAGGTGCTTGATTTTCAGATAAAGCTAACCCATTAGGTAAACCATTATGGTGTTGACTATTCCAAACATTTAAAGGTGGAAAGTAATATTCAACTGATGATGGAGCTCCATTTTGAGAATCAGGATCTGGAAGACTGATAATGTAAACTATCTCATTAATTAAAGGATAGTTTTTTATATTGGGGTGAATTGGTTTAGCAGGATTGCCCGAATTTTCAGTATTTTCAGTTAATGGAGATGTAGTTGTTTGGTAAAAAATAGTACCAATTCCATTCCATTCCCCTACTTTTTTGAAATCGGGGTGAGTATCATCTAATACAATACCTGTTACCCTACCAATAGTAATAAGATCTGTAACAGTAATTCCCCCTCCAGATTTGGGGGTCATGTTACTGCTTAAATCTTCAATCCAACTCATTATTTCTTTTTATCATGCATTTTATTAATTTCAGAAAGAAGTTGTTCTTTTTCCTCTTCTGAAATTCCGAATGATTCGTCACCAACAGCCTCAGCTTGTAAAGCACGTTGTACTAACGTAGCCATTTTAATAAGTAAATCATCATTTTTAACCCCGATATCCATATATTCCTTAATAAGAGGAACAATAAGAGTAGCATCCCCAATTTCAGAAATAAGGGGTTTTAACTCACTAATAAGGGCTGAGATTTGGTTTTCTTTTTTCTTTTGATTATCGTAAATTTCCTCTAAAAGATCTGAGAATTTTTTCTTACCAAATACTATTTTATCTAATTGAGACATAATACATACATTTAGTTCCGGAATAAATATTAAAACTAAAAGTTTGTATATCCGTGTTCTAAATAGAATACATATCCTTCTTTAAAAATATCGTATAAACGATTGGCTATTTTTGTGATTTTAGGAGTTTT